GATAAGTAATAATAATGACTAGCGGAGTATATCAATGGCATATCAAGTAGATAAATTTAACGGTGCTTTTTTTGTATCTGTAGAAGACGGTACTATCGATACCACCTCGGATCTTAGATTCGTAGGTAAAAATTATGCGGGGTACGGTGAAGTACAGAATGAAAACTTTCTACATCTTTTAGAAAACTTTTCCAATACCACTGCACCTCCTAAGGTAATCACAGGGCAAATCTGGTTCGATAGTGCTAATAAAAAATTAAAATTCTATGACGGCTCAAGATTCAAATTGGCCGGGGGAGCAGAAGTCAGCACAACTGCCCCCAGCGGATTAAGCACAGGTGATTTTTGGTGGGATTCCGCAGCCAAACAACTGTATGCATGGACCGGCACAGATTTCGCACTGATAGGACCAGAAACCAGTCCAGATCTAGGATCGTCTATTGTATCTGCAGCAGTGGTAAAAGGCACGGTTAGCACAGCAGTAGGACCACACACAATACTAAAAATAATAGCAGATGACAAGGTCATAGGAATTTTCAGCAAGACAGCTTTCACTTTAGATAATGCTCAGAATGCCATAGATGATTTCACAGTCATAAAGAAAGGATTTACCCTTGCTAAGTCACAGACTGGAATCAGCACTGATGACTATGTAATGTGGGGTACAGCTAACAATGCAGCTCGTCTTGGTGGATTTGCCGCAGATCAATATCTGAAATTAGGTGAGAATTCATTTACCGGTGAGGTAAAATTCTTTGATCCGGGGTTTACTGTTGGTGATGGCAATGATCTTAGACTGCGTGTTGAAGGTGGAGACGAAGTAATAGTTGAAAATCGACTGGGAAACCCCATAACATTTAGGATCACTGTAGTTGAAACCACTGATGAGAGAGACGTCGCGGTAATAAACAGCACAGGAGTTGTGCCCGGAAATGACAATTCCTATGCACTAGGGGCTAGCGGAAGTCGTTGGAGTAATGTATATGCTGCTGTTCATACCGGTAATCTAGTAGGAAATGTTACTGGAAACTCACTAGGTGCACACACAGGCAATGTGCTGGCCTCAGACAACACAGTAATGATAAATGCTGCAACTAAACAGATTGGATTTGCAGGAGCCAATATCGTAGGAACACTTACGGGGTCTGTCACCGGCACAGCTAGTGCAGCTACTAATGCCAGTAGATTGAACGATTTGGATCCTAGTGCTACGGTACCAGTTACTGCAATAGCTACTATACCTGTAAGAAATACTTCAGGAAATATACTGGCTAATCAATTTGTAGGTATCGCAGATAAGACTGACAAGACATTCATTGATAAAACTGATGCTGTAGTAGATCCTGCATGGAATGATGCGGTGACTAGTACCAAGTATAGGACAGCTAGACTAACTGCTACCGCATACAGCATTGCAGCAAGAGATGCTAGCGGTAATATCTCAGCGGTGCTGTTCCAAGGAACAGCTACATCAGCACGGTATGCAGATCTTGCTGAGAAATATCTAGCTGACACAGAATATGAAGTTGGCACTGTAATGGTCATAGGAGGTGCAGCTGAAGTTACTGCATCTAGCTACGGTGAACTAGCCATAGGAGTGATCAGCGAAAATCCAGCATACATGATGAACAGCGAGCTAGAAGGCGGAGTTTACGTGGCACTAAAAGGTCGAGTACCAATCAAGGTTAATGGACCAGTACGCAAAGGAGATAGATTAGTAGCTGGCGATCGAGGCTGTGCCCAAGTTGCCCAAGATAGATTAGATATATTTGCTGTTGCTATGGAATCAAGCAACGACAATGCAGTAAAATTGATAGAAGCAGTGGTGCTGTAACATGACATCCGGAACACAGATCTTAGCTGCACAATATGTAACTATACAGGACAAAGCACAGTCGTTGTTAGGCACAGGATCAGAGACCAGAGGATACGGTCAAACTGTACAGAGTGCAGATGTATTCACCGGCAATGCTATCACGAAAGCCCAATGGGATCTTTTAAGATATGATATTATTAATATCCGACTTCACCAAGACGGAACTTTACCTAATATAGCTTCAATTTCTGTAGGTGATCCTATAGGATACGGAGCAGGCTCACCTAACAGCAATTTTGATTCGCTGTTAGAAACAGCGATTGCTAATAGATTTAGATTAGATACAAGTCAGGCAGTCATAACTGCCAAGGGATCTGCAACTTACACATCACCTTGGTCTACCAGTCTTTCGGCTACTTTAACCCTAACATTCGCAGACAGTAATGAAGCTAGGTATTTTTTTAACAGTGGAGGTAAAATTAGATTTACTACTTCACTTACAGGAGGTACGGTAACTCCTCAGTATACAGCTTGGGTGAATATATTAAATTCTATTGGTACAAGATCTTTCGGTGCAGACACCGACCCACTTATAACATATTACACGTTGACAAATACTTTTCAAACTTATTACGCTAATTTTGCCAGCAGCCCATATTCTAATAATTCATATATTCTAGAAGCCAGAACTGATGTAGCTAACAACAACACTGGGACTGCTACTCAATTGTTCCTGCGGGTGACCTTGGCAGATAGCTACGTAGATCCAGATGTTGCAACCGGTAACGTAGAACCGCCCGGAGATTCAGTGAATGGTACATTAACCATTGCAGTTAGTGAATTAAAAGCCGCAGGAAGTTTACAACCTTCAGGTTCTTTCACTATTACCAGTCCTACATATTCACTTTCAGCCGTCAGCGGCAGTTGATTCTGTAAATAGCATACTTGATACAAAAAGACAATTATGGCCGTAAATGACAAAATCCGTGTACCAGACTACAATTCTATCAGAAACACTGTAGCCAATGTTGTAGGAACAGGTGCAGGTCCGTTTGGATACGGACAAGCACTAAACAGTTCTGAGGTTGCAGAGGGCACTAGACTAACTGTCACGCACATTACTCAATTACGCAATGACATCATCAATGCGTGGACGCACATTTTTGGCACAGCACCTACGCCGGTGACAGTAGTAGAAGGCGGAACCGTGATATTCAATTCCTCTACCGCTCCTATAGATTCATACACAGCCATTGCCAACACTATAAATTCAAATAGATTCACAGTAGCCGCGAGTCAGTCAGCTGTAGATGTTCCGTCGGCACCTTCTAGCACTACCTGGCCAGGAATATATGGTACAGATTGGACCAGCCTTATACAGTGTACTGTCACTGCCACTTGGCCCGATGCTGCCCAGGCTAGATATTTTTGGAACAGTGGCGGGCAGATTAGATTCACAGCATCACGAACTGGTGGTACCAGCAACAGTCAAAATAATACATGGACATCGATCCTGACCAGTGCAGGCACACAGACATTTGGTGGTAATAATCCAGGCACTGGTGTAAGTCCTAACGATGGTCAAAATTGGTATAGATGTTCTAACAGTCGCCAATTATGGTATAGCCTCAGCGGGTCTAGCCCATATGGATCTAACACATATAAGATATATGCCAGAACTTTGGATGCTAGCCTTGGCACTAATTCCACAGGTACAGCTAGACAAGGGGAATGGCACATAGAATTTGTTGATAATTATGTTGATCCCGGACAGCATCCTTCTAATCCGGTACCAGACACCGTGGATTCTGTTGACGGAACATTTACTGTATCAGTTAGTCTAGTTTATGCCACCGGAATTCTAGTACCATTGAGTCTAGGTAATTTTTCAGTAACACTTCCTATAGTAACTATCTCAGCCGTAGCACCATAATTTTTCCTGTGATTTCATCAGCCACTAAATAAAGTGCGCAGATAATCGAGGAAAAATACATGCAAGATCAACTGAAACAAGCTCTAGAATTTGCCAATTACAGGCAGACTTTTTCTATCCAACGTAAGATTCTCAAAGAAAAAATTGCGGCTAAATTGACATTGGGTTATAATGGTGGGCTGTTCCATATTGATAGAACACTTTTATCCTTTATAGAAATGCTGTTGACCAAAGGAAGAGTCAATGGAGTGGTGTTGTTAGATACAAACGAAAATCCCATATTGATTGAGGATTTAGAAGCATTTAAAGATGAATGTTTTAATAGATATTTTGAAGCTACAAATGAATATTTTGAACAAGATCAAAATCTTAAAAAAAGTAGATCAGTAGAAAAGTTATTAGAACAATGACCAAAGGTATATTAATCTACGCTCATAATAATCGCACCGTCGATTACGCATTAATGGCGATCATCTCTGGAGGGCTAGCTAAAAAATATCTCGGACAACCGGCGTCGCTGGTCACTGATCAAGCCACTATGGATTGGATGATAGAATCTAAAATTCACGATCGCGCTCAAACTATTTTTGAACATATTTTTGTAGTCGCTAGGCCTGAAACAAATAATTCTAGAGGATTGCATGATGGTACAGAACGCAGTGTGGTGCAATTTATCAACGGAAATAGGAATTCAGCCTACGACATCACTCCATATCAACGAACACTTTTGATTGATGCAGATTTCCTTATATTTTCGAATAGATTGGCAGAATATTGGGATGTAGACAGTGATGTTATGATTGGAGAATCGATTAACGACATCTACGATAACCAACGGATGGGGTACCATGATCGATATGTTTCTGACGTGGGCGTTAAACTATATTGGGCCACTACGGTGATGTTTACAAAAAACCAATTTTCAAAAATGTTTTTTGATCTGTTGCGTCACGTCAAAGACAATTATCAATATTACGCAGACGCATATAGATTTGATTCAAAACAATATAGAAATGATATTGCATTCAGTGTAGTCAAGCATGTATTACAAGGATTTGAACAGTCGCCAATGGGATGCTTACCGCCAGTCTTAACATTACTAGACAGGGATATACTGCATTCAGTAGATGCCAACAGGCTAACTTTGCTGGTGTCTCCAAAATTAGATGCGAATTATTGTGCAGCTGCTATACAGGATATTGATATACATGTAATGAATAAGCAGAGTATAGTAAGGCATAGTGATAAATTGTTGGAACTGATATGAAGTTTGGATATCTACTTGTAGTTGCAGAACATGAAACTATAGATTATCTAAAGTTGGCTTATGCATTGGCATTGAGCATAAAAAATACCCAGAAACCTGGATTTGATCAAGTGGCCTTGGTAATAGATAATAAACAAAAACTTTCGAAACTAAACAGCAGTTGGGTATTCGATCATGTAATAGAATGGAGTCAAGAGACATTCTGGGATGGTAGATCATGGATGGATCAACTCACACCATTCGAACATACCGTATGCCTAGATGTAGATATACTGTTCATGCGTGATTACAGTCATTGGGCTGAATACTTCATCGAGCACAGCGAATTATATGTGGCTAATAAAAGTTACACCTATAGAGGTGAGCTTGTGGTAGATAGGCATTATCGTAAAGCATTTATCAAGAATGATTTGCCTAATCTTTATAGTTTATACACCTTTTTCAAAAAAGACAGCAAAGTAGCCAAAGAATTTTTCAATCTCGGAAGAGATATTATAAAAAATCCTATAGAATTCTCAAATGCCTTTTTGCCAGAATACAAACCTCGTGTTCTAGGTACAGATGAAGCTTTTGCATTAGCAGCCAAGATATTAGATATTGCTGATGATATTGCGTATCCCCTAGAGTTTCCTCGAGTGGTACATATGAAACCTATGATACAGAATTGGCCATGGCCTGCTGATTGCTGGAGTGATCATGTGGGATTTTATCTCAACAAAAAAGGGCAATTGAAAATAGGAAACTATCAGCAGTATGACGTTGTTCATTATGTTGAAAAAGACAAAATCAACGATGAGATGATTAATATTCTTGAGGAAATTACATGGAAGAAATAGAAGATTTCGATAGCTGGTTTACAAATTTTAAATTATCACCTGTAAAGTTTGTAGCGGTGTTTAATCCTGATACCGGCGAAGTGATCAGTGTAGGTCCTAGTCATGCTTTCAAGGATCAAAAACATAAGATTCCTGTAGACAAAGAACTGGCGGAATCTATAATTAATGCAGAAATTAGAATTGACAATTGTGTAGTTGATATGAATTCTAATACCTTGGAAGTTGCAGAAATAAAAAGTGTATATAAAATAGATGATGTTTTACATAGAATTATTTCCAAGAAAGATTCTGAAATAAAAAAACCAGACATCTATATTAAGTATGACTCAAAACTCTCGGTCCTAAAAATTGAAATGTCTACTGAATTTGGTGGAACACGTAAAACTAGAGCCGGAATAAAGAAACGGAATATTGTGTGGGATGGCGACACCGAAATGCAATTTTTTATTACTGAATACAATGATCCGAACTTGCTCTTTGAGGTAGTTACTGTTACAATCAATGATCTTATAGGGAAATACAAGTTGATCACAGATTTTAATTATCCTAAGTTCAGTGTATATACCAGAAGATTATTTAAAAATTATGTGATTGAATATCGATGAAAATAGTTGAATTTGACATTGTTTTTTTAAGTTATGACGAACCAAACGCTGAATTACACTATGCAGATCTCTGCACCAAAGCTCCTTGGGCAAAACGTGTGCATGGCATCAAAGGCAGCGACCACGCACATAAGGCAGCGGCTGAATTGTCATCAACTGATTGGTTTATCACTATTGATGCAGACAATATCGTAGATCCTAAATTTTTTGATCTTGATCTTGACATGACAGATCCTAAGATACAGGTATATGGATGGTGCGGACGTAATAGCATCAACGGGCTACGATATGGCAATGGCGGAATAAAAATTTGGAATAAGAAATTTGTTCTGAATATGCGAACACATGAAAATGCAGTCAGTGATAGAGCCCAGGTTGATTTTTGTTGGGAAGATGGTTATCGAAATTTTCCTCGAGTCTATAGTGACAGTGTGATCACAGGCTCACCGTTTCAAGCATGGCGAGCAGGATTCCGAGAAGGAGTCAAGATGACATTGCTAGACGGAGTGCGTGTCCCTCAACAAGAAATCCAAGAACGGATTTGGTGGCATAACATTCATAGACTTCGAATGTGGTCCACAGTAGGGGCTCACGAAGACAACGGGTTATATGCTATTCTTGGCTCCCGCATGGGAACATGGATGACTAACTGCACAGACTGGGATTATATCCAGGTACGAGATTTTGAAATCCTCAGAAATATCTACGAACAAAATGTTAATCATGCATCTGTAGAAGAAGATGCGAAAGATCTGGGATTCAAAATTAAACATAGGCTGGGCTTAGATTGGCCCTGGCTAGATGCACAACAAAGCAGATACACCTTAGACCTATACGACGAAACAATAAATTTAGGGTTGACTTATTTCAAACAATAATGTACGATATTATTTTCATCAGTTATAATGAACCAAATGCAGACTCTAACTTTGCAAAACTGAAATCTAGGTTTCCAAGATCTCAACGAGTTCACAATATCAAAGGCATACATCAAGCACACATCACGGCTGCTAATAAATCTTTTACTAAAATGTTCTGGGTAGTAGACGGCGATGCAGAAATAGTTGACTCATTCAATTTTGATTACGTTGTTCCCAAAGAAGATATAGAATGTGTGCATGTTTGGCGCAGCATAAATCCTATAAATGATTTACAATATGGGTATGGCGGAGTTAAACTATTACCAAAAACACTTACGCAGACTATGGATGTATCTAAACCAGACATGACCACCAGTATCAGCCAGTGGTTCAAGGCCATGCCAGAAATCAGTAACGTCACAGCATTTAACACCGATCCGTTCAATACCTGGAAATCAGCGTTCAGAGAATGTTGCAAATTAGCCAGCAGAACCATAGACCGTCAAGACGATGTAGAAACACAACAGAGATTAGAT